AGAAGCAATGGCTAAAAAATCAAATAAGATGGATGAAATTAAAAGTGGTACTGTAGATCTTGATGCTAAAATACAAGAATATGAAACTCGTATGAATGAAATTTCAGATGTCGAAGATAAGATTTCTGATAAAGCACTTACAAGTGCAGATCATAGAGCTCATATTAAAATGGCAAAGAATGCTCTTGTGTCTTATAAAAATGAATTAACAAGTGCTGAGGAAGAAGTCGAAGCAGTTGACACATCTAAATTAGAGGAATATAATAGACAATTAGAAAAGATTGAAAATCAGCAAACAGTTTTATTTGAAGAAAAAGAAGTGATTGGAGTTATTAGAGCAATGCTGCAAGATGGAGGTATTAAAGCTAAGATTATTAAACAGTATGTACCTGTTATGAATAAACTTATCAACAAATATCTAACAGCGTTTGATCTCTTTGTCGACTTCCAACTAGATGAAAACTTTAATGAGATTATTAAATCTCGTTTCCGTGATAAATTCTCTTATGCTTCATTCTCAGAAGGTGAAAAGCTACGTATTACATTATCAATTATGTTAGCGTGGCGAGCTGTAGCAAAATTAAGAAATTCAGTAGCAACTAATCTATTATTGCTAGATGAAACATTAGATGGTGCTCTTGATGGAACTGGTATCGAGATGTTAATTGATACTTTACATAACTTAAATGCTGATGATAATATCTTTGTTATCTCTCATCGTGGACATCAGTTTGGTGACAAATTTATGTCTCATATTAAATTTGAGAAAGTAAAAAACTTCAGCCAAATTGCAGCTTAGGAGAAAATATGCAACACAAAATTAGTGACTTCTGTAAAAAAATTAATCTAATGCACGAGAAAGCATCATACCTTCGTTATGAAAAATACAGTGTGCCAAAGGAAAGACGTGATGAAGGAATGATTAGAGCTCTTATTGATGACATTCAAGCTCTTGCTATTGAAGTTGCGCATGACCGCGGAATCCACCCAAAAATGTCAGAAAAGGATGTAAATAATAGTTGACATTAATGCGCTTTTTTGATATAATGTTAACTATAATGTACAAAACACATAAGGAAATTCATGCCTGATTTTTACACCAACGTAGATCGAATTGGTAACTTTATTCTATGGCGAGGATATCAAGCCGGACGAAAGTTCGAACGTAAAATTAAATACGAACCTACTATCTTTGTAGGTACTAATAATAAAGAATCGATGTGGAAATCTCTTATTGATGATAGTCCACTTCAGGCTACTAAAAAAGGTACGATGAAAGATACTCGTATCTATATCGAAGATCATAAAGATGTTCATGGATTTAAAATTGCTGGTAATAGTAATTATGTTGCGCAATTTATTCAAGAGCATTATCCTGATAATATTGAATTTGATCCATCATTAATTAATATCGTTTCGTTTGATATAGAGGTTGATATATCTGATGGTTATGCTAATATTAACCAAGCAGATAAAGAAATTACATCTATTGCTTACAAGTCGACTAAACACCTAAGGTATCATTTGCTTGGTCGTAAAGACTATGATAAGACTCAAACTATTACTGATATTAATCCAGATAATATCGAATTTAAAAAGTTTGATACTGAACATCAATTACTTCAAGAGTTTAAACGTATTTGGATGGAAGACTATCCTGATATTGTAACTGGTTGGAACGTTGAATATTTTGATATTCAATATATTATAACTCGTATGATTCGTTTATTTGGCGAAGACTGGGTTAAAGATCTATCTCCTTGGCGTAATATTCGTCAGCAATCTCGTGAAGTATTTGGTAAAAAACAATCAACTTGGTCTATATCTGGTATATCGATTATTGATTATATGGATGCTTTTAAGAAGTTTGGTTACAAATATGGTCCACAAGAATCTTATAAACTAGATCATATTGCTTACGTCGTGCTTGGTGAAAAGAAATTAGATTACTCTGAATATGGTTCTTTGACTGCTTTGTACGAACAAAATCCACAACTTTATTTGGATTATAACCTTAAAGATACATGGCTTGTTGAAAAGCTTGAAGAGGAATCAGGTCTACTATCTCTTGTAATGACTGTTGCTTATGGTGGAGGTGTAAACTATTCTGATGCATTTGGTACCGTGAGTATTTGGGAAACAACTCTTTATCGTCGACTGATGAAAAAAGGTATTGTGCCTCCATTAAAAGGTGGTCCTGGTGAACGCGTTGCTGAACTCGTTGGTGGTTATGTTAAAGATCCAAAGGTTGGAATGCATCCTTGGGTTGTCTCATTCGATCTAAATTCTCTATATCCACACCTGATGTTACAATATAACTTGTCACCAGAAACATATGTAGACAACGCACGAGAATATATTAACCAAGATATGGTGCTCAATGGACAAGAAGTTGCAGATCCTAATAATCCTGGTAGTACAATGCGTGTACCATATCAAAACAGATCTAGGTATGCAACATGTGCTAATGGTGCATGCTTTAGAAAAGATAAACTTGGTATCATTCCTGAAATCATTGATGAATATTATGCTACTCGATCTGGAATTAAAAAGCGTATGTTACAAGTTGAACAAGAACTTGAAACTGCGAAGGGTACTGATAAATTAGCTCTTAAACGAGAAGCTAACCAATTACATAATCAGCAAATGGCGATTAAGATTGCTATGAACTCTTTGTATGGCGCAACAGCAAATATTTACTTCCTATATTATATTAACGATATGGCTGAAGCAATTACAACATCTGGCCAATTGTCAATTCGTTACGCTCAAAAATCTGTAAACGAATATCTAAATAAGTTATTGAAAACAGATAGTGTTGATTATATTATCTACATCGATACAGATTCTATCTATGTTAATATGGGACCTGTTATTCAAGCTTCGTTTGGTACAATGGATATCGATCGTGCTAAAGGTGAAGAGTTCCTTGATAAAATTTGTGAAATGAAAATTGAACCTATTATTGATGCTGGTTATAAAGAACTTGCTGAAAAGATGGGAGCATATCGACAAGCAATGAGTATGAAGCGAGAAAAGATTACTGATAAAGCAGTATTCATTGCAAAGAAACGTTATATTTTAAATGCACTTAACTCAGAAGGTGTACATTATGAACAACCTAAGATTTCTGTTACAGGTTTGGAATCAGTACGATCTTCTACTCCGGAAGTTTGTCGTGATAAACTGAAAGCAGCATTTAAAGTAATTATGAATGAAGGTGAAGAAGCAATGCAAGAATTTATTGCTAATTTTAAAGATGAGTTCTTTAAACTACCACCTGAAGCTATTGGCCGTAACTCCGGTACAGATAATATAGATAAGTATAGGAATAGAGAAACATTGTACAAAAAAGGTTGTCCAATGCACGTAAGAGGTTGTATTCTTTATAATTATCATTTGAAAGAAAAGCAGTTAGATAAAAAATTCGAATCTGTTATTTCAGGTGATAAAGTAAAGTTTGTTTATCTTAAAACACCTAATCCTATTCGTGAAAATATTATATCGTTTCCCGGAGTACTTCCTAAAGAACTTGGATTGCATGACTATATAGATTATGAAAAGCAATTCGAAAAGGTTTTTCTAAGTCCTCTTGAATCTATCCTCGAAGCGATCGGTTGGTCTGCAGAGAAGGTAAATACTCTTGAAGACTTTTTTGTTTAAGGAGATATACGTTGAATGACGAAACAAAACGATGGAGATTAGATGTGCTAATATCAAAACATGATCACCAGCATAACATAGTAGAACAACTTATTGCTGAAGGTTGCTCAGATGATATTGTAAGCAAAGCTAAGAAAGAAAAATTATTATTAAAGGATGAAATAAGAAAATTAGAATTAGAACTAGGAGAATAACATGAGTAAAGATTGGGCCCAAGATATTCATGAAATGCAAAACAAGTTCCAACTACCTAATTGGGTAAAGGATAATCCAGATAAACTTAAAGAGTTTTTAGAGTTTAGGATTCGTTTTGTTCGTGAAGAATTGGAAGAAACAGAAAAAGCGTTTGCAAATAAAATTGACGCAGAAGAAATTGTAGATGGTTTAATTGATATATGTGTAGTTGCTATCGGCACACTTGATGCATTTAAAGTAAATTCTCATCAGGCATGGGATCAAGTTATGGAAGCTAATATGTCAAAAGAAGTTGGTGTAAAACCAGAAAGACCAAATCCACTTGGTTTACCAGATTTAATGAAACCAGAAGGTTGGCAAGCTCCATCTCATGCTGGTAATCACGGTTTATTAGCAAATCTATATCGTCTTGATAAGATTGGACAAGGACTAAAACAGCAAGTAGAATCAGGAACTTTGTCTGCAGATGATCTAGATTATATTGAAAAAATTGCAAAAAGTTTGAAAAAAGGCTAAAAAAGGGTTGACATCTTCTTAGAACTAGTGTATAATATAACTATATTAAATAATAAAGCAAGGAGATTTATGATTACAAAAGAAAACTTTAGAATTGAATCTAACTATCTAACATTTGTACCTTCAACTGCGAAGACTCATGCTGACTTTACTCATGTTTGTTCTAGAGATCGTAGATTCCACAAATGGACTTGTGCTAAAGTTCGTAATCTTATCATCAAAGAATTAAATGATAATAACATTACAGAAGATAAAGTTAATCGTGATCTTATTGAGTCTTTCTTAAATGACGGTGTTGTTAAAGATTACATTACTGCTAACGTACCATCTTTTATGAGAAAATAATTTAGGAGTTATATTATGTTAAAATATGAAAATGTTGCTGAAGTTGGTGATACTATCAAAGCTTTAGATTTTGAACCTTGGGTTGGCCGTGAAGATGTTTATCTAATTGGTAAAGTTACAGATAAAGGTATGAACGAGCTTGGTTATGCCGCTTATACAGTAAAAGTTTTAGAATCTCCAGGATTCGAATCTCGTGTTGGAACAACTATGTATGTTCCATATCAATCAAACTTTGATTTTGAAGGTCGTGTATGCCGGGTTTAGTTTATTGTGATTATATTGCAGATCGTTTTAAGACTGCATTAAATATTGATTCTGAAATAGAAGGATCATTATTACAAGAAGTAGGTAATATCGAATGGGATCTGCATCCAAAAGACGGATACTTATTATCTACAGATAAATGGCTTTATGCCACAGATATTAACGGTAATAAATATCGAATATCTGTAGAAAAAATAGAAGAAGAATATGAACGAATTGCTGATAGAGCTATTTGAAAAATTAGAGCAACCATATAATAGTTTAGTTGTATTAAAACTAGCTGATATGATAGACACTATGATAGAAGATGGTGTTTTAGATGAATCTGATGCACAAATAGCTGAAAATATCGAATTTATTTGCAAATTACCAAAAAAATAATTGAAAATAATTCTAAGTTATTGATTTTTAATGAAAACTTTTTTCACAAAAAGGTTGACATCTTCTTGAAACTAGTGTATAATATAACTATAAAATAAAAAATTAGGAGATATTATGCGATACTACGAACCCAACTACAATCCTACTGATGCTGAGAAATACGCTGCCCATCTTGGTCGTATTCTTATGGATTATTCAATGAACATGCCTATGAAAGGCTTATCAAATGACGAGGTCGCTCGTTCTAATCGTATGTCTGCTTTTGGTGATAGACTTACTCGTATCGGTTCAGAGTTTGGACCAAAAACCTTTAATGATGTAATCGAATCTGCTGGTGTCACTATGACAGAAGCAAAAGAATTTCTTAAACTAGCTAAAAAGGAGGACAAATAAAATGTCAGCAATTAGCGATATTATTATTGATATTCAGGAAATGCTTGCGGAAGGTTTTCCTTCTCTAGCGATTGCTCAAGCTCTGGAAATTCCAGTAGAATGGGTTGAAGAAGAAAAAGATAAGATGAGACGTGAAGGAGATTTATAATGAAATACACATTTGATGAAAATATTTTTTCTGATCTATATAAAGATGCTTATGGTGTTCGTCCTCGTGGACATGCATTCTATACTGCTTCAAATGAAGAGAAGCAAAAAATATGGGATGATACTTTACAAGCTCAGATAGATAATGAAAAATTCGAAAGAGCAGTTGAAAAAGAATGTATTAATAAGTTTGAAAAAACTGTAGATCATTTAATTCAAATTGGAGCTAATGAAC